GCGCTGATCAGGCCCATGATGATGATATAGTCATTGCCTGAGCCGTAAACCAGATAGCTGCCGTTCAGCTGTGCCACCTGACTGACGATCTTTGCCGGGCTGCCGCTGACCGCTTCCAGCCCGCTCAGCTCAATCGCGTCGTATTCCTGCAAACCCTTCCCGATATTGCTTCCCGTCACTTTGACGTATGTCGTCGGCACTTCCACCCATTCGTCCGTACTCGCCGTGTACTGCCGCAGCACGTCCACGTCGCTGCTCTGGTCGATCCATAGCTTTCCGTTGGCCGGATTGCTCGGCGGCGTCGTCGATACCGTAATCTGGGTCATGTCGTAATCGGTTCCGTCCGCCCGGCACATGGTCAGGGATATGTCGCTGCCGCTCTTCGTGTACAGCCGCTCCATATCGCCGTAATCGCTCAGGTTGACCGTGTTGAAATACTTCTTGTCCGGCCAGATGCACACATATGCCCCGAAATTGACGATCTTTTTCGGACACATGCTGTCGTCTGCGCTGACCGTTAATCCGGCCACTTCCTGCAGCGCCCAGTACACTTTCGTCCCCAGCACAAACGTCAGCTGATCCCGCCCGTTGATCCCCGTCAGCTTTGCTGTGCTTCCGCCGGCGTCGAACGTCGTATACGCCCGCTTTTTCCGCAGGCTTAAAACAGGATACAGATCTCCGCTCATGTTTTCCGTATCGTACATCTGCCCGTCGTACAATACTTCCTGACGGTTGTATCCTGTGAATGTCGTCGTCATCTGCGTTTGCTTATTACCTGCTGTCATCTCCGGCAATCTGATCATATCCGCAGCTCCCTTACCGTCTGTCTCGGCATGTGCTTCCGCGTCCACCAGTCGCTCAGCTGTTCGTAGCTGGCGTTGAACATCATCTGGTCGTTGTTGTATTTCTCCTGCTCCAGCGTCTGCTCGTCGATTTTGGCCATCAGCCAGTACAGGTAAATGTTGTCATAAGGGTGTCTCACCAGCAGCACCTGGCCCGGATCCGTATCGCTGTCGTATTCCGGCGCGCTGCACATCCGGATTTCTTCCCCCGGCAGCGGATAATGCTTGACCGCCAGCTCGCTCCAGATCAGCCCGTCCAGCTCGCTCAGCCATGCGATTTTCAGCTCCCGGCTCTGCATGTTCGGCCGCATTTCGTCCACGCGGTCAATGGCCTGTTGCAATCTCATCTTTATCCTCCCTTTTTAACTTTCCCTTGAAGCAAAAAGGCGGAAAAGCCATCCGGCCTTTCCGCCCTTCCGTTCCGTCAATGCGGATTATTAACCGGATCCTTTACTTCCAGGGAATCCGCGTAATCCTGCGCCCGTTCCTCCGCCGTCAGCATGTCCATCAGCGCCACGGCCCATGGCAGTTTCAGTTCCTGCACCCTGTCGTTCGCCGGGATCTGCGCGGAAATACCGTTGATATTGATCCAGTACCATTGATCCTCCGTCGGCGGCCGCCGCGGAATCCGGACTGCAATCTTGATCTGCCACGGATCCGCGCCGCTCTTCGCCGCGTCCTCCGCCGCTTTCTGCACCCGTTTCCGCTCGTCCATCGGCGTCGCGTACGCGGCCCGCCGGTTCGCCTCCGCCAGCTCCGCCTTCAGCCGCTCAATCTCCGCGTCCTTCGGATCCGCGGCCAGTTTCCCGTTGATCGGCCCTTCGATTTCTTCCGGTTCCAGATCTGTTTCCTCTTCTTCAGGAATTAATTCCGCAGGTTCCAGTTCAGCCTTTTTTCTGGTTGCCATGTTTCCGGTTCTCCTTTCTGTCCGTCAGGTGGACGATCCCGTTCATTAAATCTTGACAATCGCGCCGCTCGCTTCCAGCGCCGCCAGAATGTCCGCGCTCACGCTGCTCAGATCCGTCGGCGTGCAGCTGATATCAACGACCGCGCCGCTCGGCCCGACGACAAACTGCATGTTCCGCGTAAGCCTGGTCACGGTTCCGTTCAGGCAGGTAAAGGTATTCTCGACGACCTTGTACGTCTTGCTGCCCTTGCTCTTCGCGTACAGCACGACGTTTGCCTCACCGATTGTGAATTTCTTCGTCGTCATATTGACGGTCACGCCGCCGGCGATAACTTCGATATTGTCCACGGAATACCCGCTGTCCGGTGTGATGGTCAGGGTAACTTCCGTGTTCTTCGCGCCGCTGGCCGGGCTGGCGGAAAACGCGCTGTATCCGGCGTCGGAATAGCACGTCACCGTATACGTCGCCGGATCGTCAAAATGCCGCAGGTTCAGTTCAAAATCCTTCATGCTGTTTTCTCCTTTCTACGGGAATACCGGGCAGGGAATTTTCCCTGTCCGGTTTGTCCTTTGATTAAGCGACGTTCGGTTCCTCGGTCGCGGAATAGCTGCTGCCGCTCCACACGGTGCACATCCGCTCCTGATACAGGATCTTCGCCGCCATTTCGAATTTGGTACCAACGGTGCCAAACTGCTCCAGCGGGCCGCCGACTTCTTTTTTGCTCTTGATGATGGTCTGCATGCCGCCGCCTTCCGGATCCACGACGCCGAACGCGTCCTTCGCCAGGAAGATCGTCTTGTATGTGGCATACGTCTGTCCGTTGCTCTTGATGACCGGCGCCAGGTTGCTTTCCAGGAACCGTACGCCATGCAGCCGGCCGATCTCACCGGTGAAGATTTCCTCAGCAGCCATATACTTGTGCGCGTCGATCCAGGCGGGATCGTTCCGCAGATCCTCCGCCACATCCGGATGGATGACGGCGACGTACCAGCGGCCGTCGAATTTCTTCATCTTCGCGCCCTTCTTCAGGTTCGTCACGGCCTTGTTGATGATGCGCGGCGTCAGATTGACGGTATAGCTGGCCAGCGCGGTCTGCAGCGCCGCCTCGGTGGACGGTGTGCTGACATAGCTGGATCCGTTGTACGCGTCGGCAAAGATCAGGTTCGTTCCGCCCAGCAGCACGTTCCGTACCAGCTCGTCGTACGTCACGCCGGCCGCGGCGCCCAGTTCCTCTGTCGCGCCCAGCACTTCGTCCTCAATCGCGTGATTCTCCGCGATATCGGAAATGGCTACATAATCACCCCACTGGCTCAGCGTCGCGGTGATCGCCACGATAGAGAGCTTCTTGCCGGTGGGAATGACGCCTTCCTGCAGCTGGCTTACGCGGCCCAGCGTTTTCCAGCGGCGCCATTCAATCGTTTTGCCCTTGTTGGCCGGCAGGCCTACTTTTTTTCCCAGCTGCGCAAAGATCAGCTCGTCCCGCGCGTTGTCCAGCAAAGTGGTATCGTAGAAAATCTTGTTCAGCGGCCCCAGATCGGTTACGCCAGGAACAAACTCTTCCACGCTTCCGGTATACGCGTTGACGTAACCGGTTGTTGCGTTTACCAGTGTGCCGGCCTCGGCAAACCACTGGATATCAAACAGAAATTCCTTCATGGTTTCGTTCTCCTTTCATTCAGTCGAACGTCACCCCTTTCAGCCCGGAATGAATCCGTTTCCGTAAGGCGTCACGTTCATTCCGCGACATTTGCCGCGGATCCACTTTCATATCCGCCGCAGCGTTCCCCTGGTTCCCCAGCCCGCCTTCCCGCGGCCGGCTGCTGTTGGCCATGATGTTCTGCGCCATCTGGTTTTTGGCGCGCTGCATCCCGTATGCCATCATCTGCGGAGCCAGTTCCTTGTGGTGGACGGCGTAATATGCGTCCTCCACGGAAAGCCCGATATCCGGCGCTGTCATTCGTCTGAACGTCTCGTTTTCCAGTTCTTTGTCCAGGTCCAGTTCCGGAAAGCGCTGTTTCATGGCTGCTGCCTGCTCTGCCAGCTTCATGTAATGCTGGCGGACGCCTTCCCTGAATTGCTGCTCCTGTTCCGCGCGTACGTGTTCGTCGTGTTCCTGCTTGAATTGCAGGAAATTCTTGTACGCCTCGACGGTCATACCGGCCTCGTTTGCTTCTTCTTCGTACAGGCTGTCGTCATCCATGATATGGGCCACCAGATCCTCGTTGGATTCTACGCCTGCCCTTTCCCGCAGCACTTTCAGCGCCGGTTCCAGCCTGTCCAGTTCCCCCTGCAGGTTTTTCTGGTTCCGGAACCGCTCCTGGACGGCTTTCTGCACGTCCCTGCCGTACTGCTCTGCAAACTCGCCTTTCTTCAGCGCTTCCCATCGGGATTGCGGATCAGCGTCTGCCCCCGGCTGTCCCTGCTGTGCCTGCATCGCCTCCGGCGCGTCCGCCGGGTTTGCTGCCTGCTGTGCCGCCGCCTGCTGTCCGCCGCGTCCGTACACTTTTCTCAGCTCAGGATGCCTCTGCATCTGCTTTTCCATCGCGGCGGCGACCCGCGTCGAGCCGACCTTTGTTCCGTCTGCCAGGGTATCCCCGGCCTGCACCGGAATGTTCGCGCCCGTTTCTGCCGTTGCTGCGCCTGCGCTTTCGCCTCCGCCCGCTGCGGCGCCTTCTTCAGCGAAATACTGCAGGTCCATCTCAAATGATTTCATGTATGCCCCTTTCTGTCCGTTGGTGGACGATCCCGTACGATTATCATAGCAAATATTTTATTTTTATGGTGGTACATGCTCAGCCCGGCCTGCTCGCGTTCGCCGCCCGCTCCCTGGCCCGCTGTACGATTTTGTTTTCGTTCGGATCGTTTGCGCTCATGTTGTCCGCCGGCGTCGACGTCAGTTCGTTTCCTTTTGTCTCTCCACCGGCCGCCATTCCGTTGTCCGACATCACGCCCTGCATGACGCCCGCCAGCTGATCCGCGACCTCCGGCTGGTATTTCTGCGCCAGCGCCATCGCAATCTGGCTCACCTGCATCAGCGTATCCTGTATGGTTCCCTGCTGCTGGATCTTCCGCCGCAGTTCCTCCTTCCCCCTGAAGTCCATCATGTCGATCATCTGCAGCGCCTGATCCGTCATCTGCGGATTGAAGGCCCCCAGCTGGTACATCTGGATCGCGAGCTCGTTCTGGCTCATCTTCGTGTACGCGTTCTCCCGCTGCGCCCTTACTTCGATATCGAATACCGGCATCCGCATCCCGTCCTCGACGCCGAATCCGTTTACCACCGGCTTCGGCGCGATCCCGCTGTTATCGTAGCTGGTATACTCTTCGTTCCCGTCCTGCCCGATAATCCGGAATTGCCGCGGGATGGTGTAGAATTGCCGAATCAGCTCGATCACCATGTTCACGATATCCCGGTATGCCCTGTACGCGGCTTTCGTGCTGTCCTTGCTGCTCCGTCCGCTGTCCTCCTTCAGCGCCGCAATCGCGCTGGCCGCCGTTACGCCGCTCGGTACGCCGCCGTTGTTGATATCCGTGTTGCCGGTTACAAACTTCAGCTCGTCGATCTTCTGCTGCAGCATGTTCATCGCGCTGCTGTCTATCTTGTTGACTTCCACGGCCCGGATGCTGTCCTGCCCCAGCATGCCGCCGCAATGGACAAACGGCTTGCTGAAATCCCCGAATTCCTCTTCGTTGATGGATCCGTCCTTCTTGATGAAGAACCGCGGCGTCGCGGCCGCCTCCATGTTTTTCACCATCGCCTGGCTCAGCGTATCGATATCCATCTGGACGTCCTTGCCGATATCGATATATCCGTATCCGCCCGGACTGCCGGCCACCGGGAAAAGCGGATCCAGCACGAAAGGATACAGCCCGTGATCATACAGCGGCTCGCCCGTTTCCTCTGTCGAATACAGCACTGATTCGTTGACATACTGGCAGTAATGCAGCTCTTTCCGGTTTCCTTCCGTCTTGTGGTAATACCAGTCGATCACCAGGCTCTTTCCGCTGGTGTCCACGCTGTCGTCGGTCTTGTATTTCTCAATGCTGATCGGTGAAGTTCCTGTCAGCTCTCCTTCCAGCTCCGGATGCGCCTGCACCAGTTCCTCGGTGTCCTCATAATGCACGTAAAATACATTCCGGCTGTCCTGGATATCCTCGACGCCCGGCTCCCAGTAAAGGTTCAGCATGTTGTTCCGCTTGATGGTTATATCCCCCAGCCCGTTCAGCTTTTCCGGATCCCAGAACACGCCGTATACGCCGGTTCCTTCCTGCATTTTCTGCCACGCGCCGTCGTTGTATACTTTTTCAAAGCCATTCAGTTCCATGACTACCGGCACGATTTTGCTCAGCTTCTGCGCCTCCGCCTTGTCCGTTTCCTCCCGCGGCAGAATCACCGGTTCCGGATAGCTGTCGATAGCGTCCGCATGCTTTCCGACGATGCAGTTCCAGAGCCATCCCGTATTCGTTTTGTGCAGGCTCGCGCCTTTCGTCCCGCGCTCCCTGTCCTGCTCTTCCCAGTTGTTCAGCTTCCACCAGTTCTGCGCCTGAACCACGCGCCGGTTGATGCTGTTCTTTCCGGCCTTGTATTTCAGCAGGATCTTTGTCGCGCTGTTCAGCCGCTGCCTGTTCATGATCCGCTGGTCGTCCTTCAGCCTCCGGATCCTGACCGGCTGGATCCCGGCGTCCATCATGGCCTGCTCCGCGCCCATCCGCTGGCCCATCTCCCGCGCGGCCTGCACGCTTTCGCTGCTCTGGTTCTGGATTCTGTCCAGGATCCCCGTCTCCGCGTCCTCCGCCGGCATCATCTGTCCCGGTATCGCCGGTCTCCCGCCGATGGTTCCTCCGCCCGGCATCATTCCCGGTACATTCTGCCCGCCCGGCATCATCCCCGGCGCCTGTCCCTGCCCCTGTGCCTGTCCTGCCGTTAGCGGCATCATCGGCACTTCCCGTTCCTGTTCCTGTCCCTCCATTCCCGCCATCACCGGCATCTCCGGTATCGGCTCTTTTGTCCCGTTATTTCCCCGTCTCCTGAAAATCGCCATGCTCATTTCCCCTCCTGTTCATAAATCTTGACGTTCTCCGGATATTTCTCTGCCAGCATCCTGAATCCGACCATCACAAACCTGAACATCTCGGTCACCAGGCTGTAATACCCGTTGACCTTGCAGTGGATATACATCTCCCCCGGCGCGTCCATATCCCATTCCAGCTCATACCATTTCCTGTCCTCATAGATCATCAGGTTTTTCAGCAGCGTCTGGCTCAGGAAACTCACCCCTGCGCAGACGATATCCCCGATCCCCGGCTCATGATGTCCGGCATGCCCGACGATCTCCATCGTCAGGTTCTTTTCGTCGTACATGATCTTTGTCATCTGTTCCTCCCCACGGTATTCAAAGGATCCGCACCCCACTGCGGCTCATATTTCTGCTGCTCGATCACCGGTGTGATCAAAAATTTCATCAGCAGGTACCGCCACTCATCCGCGATATGATCCTCCTGCGTTGTCTGCAGATCCTCCGGGATCCTGTCGCTGTACTGCAGCGTCGGTATCGTCCGGATAAACTCCCTGCAGGTATTGAAAACGTAAAACTTCGGATATCCGTTCTCGTCAAACGCCAGCCGGTAATGGCACTGCATCCATCCCGGTATCCGCGCATGGTCACCCGGTTCAAAGTAGATCCCGTAATGCGTCGCCGTCTCCGCGATGCTTTTCCCCAGCTGCGCGTCCCATATTGCCGGATCTGCCACGCCGATGACCTGCCGGCCCTTGAAATACGGATGCTCGCTTTCAATCTGCTGGATCGTCGCAAACACTTTCTCCGGCGGCCATTTCACGCCCTGATCCGGCAGGCTTTCATTCCCGCTTTTCTGTACCCCGTACAGCTCCGCGATCCGAATCACGACGGATCCCGCCGGCAGCGTCGTTTCGTCTGTCACCGTATACCATCCCACGGAAAAAGGTTTGTTGAAGCCCCAGTCAAAGCTCCGGTATATCGGCCAGCTTTTCCTGATCCGGATCGGATTGATAACATGCGTCCAGCGCATATCGTCGTAATGATCCGGATCGTTCGTGAATTCCTCGAAAAACTGCCCTTCGTAAATATCCCAGTCTCCGTCCAGCCATGCCTTCCGCAGTTTCGGCGGCAGGTTCTTCAGAAACTGGATATACTCCGGACTGGTTTCCATCAGCACCGTGTTGTCCGTCACTTTGGCCTGCACAAAGTCGTAATCCTCCGGATCCTCGTCGTCCTTGTATACCCGGTCGATAAAGATCCGCTTGATATAGCTGTGCCCCTGTCCGCCCGGGTTGCAGGTATAGTAGATCCTGTGCGGATAATCGTTGACGCCGCGGCAGCTGGCCGCGATAATCTTCAGCCATTCCTCCTTCATCTGCGTCGCTTCGTCGATGAATATCACGTCGTATTCCACGCCCTGGAAATGATCCGCGTCCCCGTCGCTGTCGTAATATTCAAAATGAATCGTCGCTCCGTTCGGAAAGTAAAACGTCCGTTCCGCCTGGTTGAATTTTGCCAGCCCCCGCAGCTCGTTCCGCATCGGAATGATGTGATTGTTCCGTACGTCGACCAGCGTCCGCCGCACAATGCAGATCTTGATCCCTTCGCTGAATTCATCCTTCGCCCCGAATCGGTTTGCCAGCAGCTCAGCCTTTTTCCGTACGACCCAGCTCTTTCCTCCGCCCCGCGCGCCGCCGTATCCGCTGTGTCTGGCTTTCATCTGCAGGAATTTCATCTGCTTTTCCGTCGGTTTCAGTATGATCTTTCGCTCAGCCATCGACTTCGATCCCCTCCGGCGCCTCGACCTGCCATACGGTTCCGTTCTGTACGTTTTGTGCCTTCGCTTTCTCGGCCTTTTCGTGTTCCCATTTCTCCCGCTCCAGCGCCAGCTTTTCCTTCGCTTCCTTCTTCCGCGCCGCGGCCTCTTTCTTCTTCAGCTCCTGATCCAGATCCGGCAGCCGGTAAATATCTCGCTGGTTCTGTACCGCCAGCTGGATTGCTTTTGTCAGGCTTTCCGTGTTCCGCAGCGTCCCGCCGGCGTCGAACATCATCTGAAACGGATTTTCCTTCGCCTTTCCGATCAGCGTCAGCAGCACTTCGATGATATCGCTGTTTGCCGCCGCCAGCTTCTCCAGCTGCTCCTCGCGCACACGCACAATGCGCGCGCGCGTTTTCGTCCTCGCTTCGTCCTCAATTTGTACCTTCTCTTTTTTCCAGCCTTCCTTATATGCGCGGTTTTTGATCGTCTGCTCTTTCAGCCCGTATTTCTTTGCCAGTTTCGCGTATGTTGTCCGGCCCTTCAGCCATTCCGTCCGGATCTTCGCCCACGGCGCAGCCATCTCAATCCTCCTTACCCCGTTTTTGTTATTGTGACATTTTTTTGAAAAAAACGGTGGTACATAAAAAAAAGAACCGCGCCTTCCGCGCGGCTCCCATGGCCTTCTCCCTTATCGACAATCTTTGTCCGGATCCATCCCCTGTGCGATCATCTTTCTTCTCAGCACGTCGACATACTGCTCCAGGATCCTTTCCTCCTCCCGCAGCAGCTCCATCGTGCACCCCGGCTCATAATATGTCAGCAAGGTTTCTTCGTCATACATCCCCAGCCTGTTTTTCAGCCTGCTCAGATCGTCCTTCGCTGTATTGTATGTCTGCAGCGTCCTGCCCTGCTGTATCGTCATATCCATCCTCTTCCGACCCTTCTTCTTCGTCTGCAAACAGTTCCTCTGTCTCCAGTTTAAGCCTCCCGACCAGATCTGTCAATTTTTCCCGGATCTGCTCCTTTGTAAACGCCGGCTCGTCCGCCATGACCTGGTACGTCACAAAATAGTCGAATCCCTTCCGTCCGGTATCGTCCTTCACCTTGACCTGGTTAATCATGTATTCCAGCGTCCCCGGCATCAGCTTGTGCTGCAGGTTCAGCGTCCCGACGGCCTCCAGCGTTTTCAGGCAGCACTCGCCCACGGTCAGCGCCCGGCTCTTCCGGTCTGTGTCGCTGGTTCCGCTGGCTGTCTGGCTGTAGATCTTCTTTTCCTTCTCCAGCGCCTGTTTGTACTTCCATACCGTCTGTCTGTCCTTCAGTTTCTTCTTTGATTTTCCCAATAGTCTTAAAGTGTTTAACTTCAACATACCTTGGCATCTCCTCTCTCATTTTGTTTGCAATTTTTCTCGCTTTTTTCATTGTTTTCTCATTGATTTGTTCATAACTGTCTGGTATCAAATATCCTTCTCGCATTGGTGACGATAAATGAAATTCAAACGGATCGTAATATTTAACCGGATGCAATATTTCCATAACCGCATCTGCAAGTTTTGTTTTTAAAAAACCTTGTGCTCCTAAAAATTCAATCATTTCCCTGCTGGTATCTTCTCCTCCATATTTTCCTCTCCATAAATCAAATTCTATCATCAGTCCGTCTATTACCCTTGACCATTTCATTTTTTTCACCCCTTTTTTTCCTCATCAGAATTTTGACATATACGCCGTCGACCACGTCGCTGTAATACATCCGGCAATCTACATACTGATAGCTCGGATACAGCTTCTCCATCTGTTCCTTTGCCGCGTTCTGCATATCCATCGCCATCCGGCGGACGTACGCGTTGCTGGTTTTGACGTCGCTCTTCCGCCGCTTTGGCTGCTTCAGGTTCCGGCTGGCACACCAGCGCTTCCCGGTTTCATGCTGCTTGATGATGTATTTCCCCAGCTCCTCCAGCCCGCGCTCGTTCGGCTGCAGCCTGTCGCAGTTCGCGTATCCGTTGTCCCAGATCGCCTCCAGATCCTCCCTGTCCATCCCCCCGTTCGTCACCATGTGGATGTGCATCCGCTGGATGGAATACCCCGTTTTTGCCTCCCGGCCGCCTTCGATGTTGTAGATGTATTTCAGATCCTCCATCCCGTTCTTCTTCCGGTACCGCTTCAGCTTCAGGATATAGTTCCGCATATCCTTCATGGCCTGCTCATAGCTCGGCGGATCTCCCCGGTACGTCAGCGTGACATGCACGTCCTTCTCCGTAAAGTTCGTATCCAGCAGCCGGATCAGATGCTCCTCACTCCGTTTCAGGTTCAGCTTCCGCTGCTTCCCCGGCGTGATATTCGCCTTCGCCTTCCTGGCTTTCATCTCGTCCGCCCGTCCGAATACCGGGTAAATTTCACATTCCATCCGCGGCCCGGCCAGCGTCACGCTGCGCTTGTACCCCATCCGGCCCACCGGGATCCGGCTCGGCTGGCTCTTCCACCAGTTCACCAGATCCACTTCCCCGGTCTGCCATTCCGTTTCAAACAGGCAGCCATACTTCCAGCTCATCGTACTTCTCCCCGAATGTGCGATATTTTAATACTCATTACGAGCCTTCATAGCGGGACGCCATCCCCGCGTTCCGGCCTCCGCCGCGGCGCTTATATAATAGGAAATTAATTCCGCATGTAATGGATGTACCAGCCGATAAACCAGATAATCAGAAACGCCGCAAAACCCCACGCCGGCACCAGCACCCACACCCACGGCCACGATATGGTCCCGGCCATCCTGGCCCCAATCAGCGCTGCCTGCAGCCCCAGCACGATTTTTGTGTCAGTGTTTCTTCTCATCCTTCATTTCCGCCCCTGTCGCAATCAGCGATATCGCGTCTGCTATCAGCGCCTTCCGGCACTCATTGACGTCGCAGATCTCCCTGTGCGGACATTCGTTGACGCATTTCCCCTTCAGGCATCCCTTTGCCACTTTCAGAAAAGTCTCCCGCTTCATCGCCGTGATCTCCTTTCTCTATGCACCTTTTCTTTTGAATCGCATTTACACTTCTTCCAAGAATTGAAGCCAGCTCCATGTCTGTATGATTCTTTCCTATGATCATTTCAACTTCTTCACTCGACCATTTCTTAAATTGGTTCGGTGCATTTTCCGTTTTCTGATAATATCTTTTTTTGCTTCTGTTCCTGTATGCTCTGTACTTTTCTTTGTCTCTATATTTTTTTTTACATTTCATGCTTCGCAATCCACTCCTTCTCAGTCGCAGATATATAATCTTTCCTCATATCCATCCTCAAACACATGAACATCATGGTATGCTTCCTGCCTGTATGCTATGCAGCGCCCATGCTCCCCGGTTTTCTCCGGCATTTCCGCCAGCTCTTCCTCCGTGTATTCCCACGGAAACTTGATATTATCCATGCTTCGCAATTCGCTCCTTATTCAACCATCTTTGCACCACAATGCGGACAGTAATTGAATGTTTCTGTGCAGTTGTCGATAACTGACCACCCGTTTCGGCAAAATGGGCAGAGTATCGAATCCGTCCCACCATTACCGTCCGGGATTTCAATCCATTCGCCTGTCTTTTGTTCCTGCTCTTTCAGCATGGCAACCGTATCGTTAACAAGCATGTCTTGTCTGCAATACAGGTCTGTTGTGTACTCGCACTCAATGTAGGCTTTTCTGCCTTCTTCGGATGCAATGACACTCATATCACATTTTTTGCATCTTTCCCATGCGTCGATTATTTTTTGCTTATTAATGTCCATACTAACTCTCCTTATCCGCCACTATGATCTGATACTTCCGTCATGCTGACGCAGTTATATCTTCTGTTCCATAAACTGACAGCCATATCCACGGCCTTCCTGTTCCCGACGCTGACCGGTACCTTTCCCGTCCTGGCTTCACATTCTTTGCACCGGACAAACGCCGCTCTTTCGCTTTTCCCTTTGATAAATACCCTGCAATGGTTTTCAATATACGGCTGCCCGCCGCAAAACGGGCAGTAATACAGATTGTATTTCATTTACTCCTGTTCTCCTTCCGCGTCTCCCGTTTCCGCTTCTCCTGTCTTAAACGCTTCCACGTCCACGTCCTCGCATTCCCTTTTGAATACCCACATTTCCGAAACGTCCCATTTTCCGTTTCCCCACTCCCAGCAGCTCACCAGACTGCTCAGCTCGTTTCCATCCGCATCCGTAAACCGAACCAGCGCCATCCTTACGCCGCGCTCATTCTCAACCAGTTTAACCGGTTTAATCTTTTTATCTCCGTTCCATTGATAGTATTCCCGGATCGCCTTCCTCAGTTCCCTTTTCATGTTTCCTCCTGATTCGCCTCCGGATAGCAGATCTCTGTCCATGCCTTCATCCGGAGGAAACTTCTATTTATCCCGATATGCCCGGATCTGCCCGGCCACCGGGTTAAACAGCATGATTTCTCCTCCCGCCTTCTCCGCGATGCTCTTCGCTTTCGCCCGGATCCTCGTCCGCCATGCGTCCCACGGGCTGCAGCTCCATCTCAGATCAGTCGTATCCAGTATCGTCCCCACCAGGTATTCATCATTCTTCCGGATGATCAGGCACGTTTTCGTCCGGATATCCATCCTCCGCCTCCCTGAACACGACCGGCTGCTCCGCCTCAAATTCCGGCGAGAACAGCCCCGTCTGCTTTTCCCCGGTCATTTCCTCCCGCTGCCATTGCGCGATGCTGCTCCGTACGACGTCGCTTTCCATCGCCCGGATCAGCTCCCGCAGGATCTGGCATTTCCGCCGCTCCCGGTCAAATCGCCGCTCGCATCCCTGCGCCGGCTCCAGCTTCCGTCCGGCCTTGCTCAGCACTTCCAGATATCCTTCGTGCGTTTTCAGCGCCTCCGCCAGCACACTCCGCGGCGTGATCTCTTCCTCATATCGCATTAACACGTTCCTCATTCTCCCATCTGTGAATACCCGAAATAAACTTTCCGATCTCCGTCAGTGCAATATGGATCTCAACCGCGTCCTCCGCGCTGATCTCCACTTTTCCGTTTTCGCTTTGAATCGCCTTGTCCAGCAGCTCTTTTCTTAATTTCTCTATCTTCAATTTTTTTCGCCTCTTTCCGCCTGTCCCATTCCCGTGCGCAGCTCCAGCTGCACATGTAGACCTTACCGCTTCTCACCTTATCCCGTTTGTACGCCCAGTCCATATGAATGAAGATTGTCTTTCCGCATATCGCGCATTTTCGCTCATATCCGGCCATCGGTTCCCAGGATGGTTTCAATGTTCGTCACCTGCCAGATATTGGCTCTGGATATATCCCCATTCCGTCACAGCCCATTCCCCGGTCATCATGTACACAAAAACCGTCTCGCCCTTCTTCGCTCGCTTCCGGATTTCTCCGCCGATCCATTTCCGGCAGGCCACCTTGTTTCCGCATATCGTCATCCGCCGGTTCACTTCCTGCGGCTCCACGTAAACCACATACCGCTCGCTGATCCAGCCTTCTCCGCTTTCATTGTTCAGATCAATGGCGTGAATCCATCCGTTTTTTTCCTGCCAGTCTGTCCGGATCTTCGTCCCGGCCGGTGCGCTGCCGACCACCCGCGCCTTTTTCTGCGGTTTTTCCCGAATCAGCACGTCGTTCGCTTCCCCGTTTGTTTCCGGCCGGCACATGATCCAGCAGCTGCCTTCCGGCAGATCCTCCGCCGCCGCCGGCGACCACATCAGCACCATCAGGCAGAAAATCACCACGCCCAGGAAGGCGCCCATCAGCCCCGTCATCAGGTAAAAGAGCCGGATATCTTTACTTTTCCATTCGCTGTGCTTATAATGATTATGTACCATTTCGCATCACCCCATCTGGCTGCTGGCGTCCCCGCGTCAGCGGCTCTTTTTATTCGTCGTCCCATACAAAATGTTTCCATGCTTTATAGTGTTCGCATCGGTCAAAGCATTGGGTACAGCAGAATATCTCCCGCTGCCGCCGCGCCGCTTCGCCGTCGCTGAATCGGTGTACCGTTGCGGCGCTGTCCGGCATGGCCGCCCGGCACATGATCTCATCCTCCCGCCATGCAATGTGAAGCGGACATTTTGCCCGGTAATCTCCCTTGCTCCAGCTGCCCGGTCTGGACACATCCGCTTCACCCCTTCCGCGCGCCGCGCTCCCTGTCGATGATCGTCTGTATCCCGGCAATCAGCTCCTGAATCCGCTCCGTTTTCTGTGCCAGTTTGTCCTGCAGATCCCGGATCTGTTCCATCTGATCCATGATCGTCTGCTCCTGCCCGGCCACCTGCGCCCGCAGGTTTGAAATTCTTACGTCCTTTTCATCCATGTTTATGCCCCTTTCTTCTGCACTTCCCGCGCCTTTTTCCATGCGTCATATTCCGCCATCACCTGCGGATCCTCCGCCTGCTGCAGAATCCATCCCAGCAGATGCTCCGCCAGATCCCCGTATTCCGGCCGCCTGTCCGTCTGATACGCAATTATCTCCATAATTTCATCCTCGTTCCATTATTGGAATATCAAAACAAAAAAATATCGCACTTGTCCTCCGGCTTGACTATTTCCAATCTGGAACATAGCCATTTCACCTGTGCGATAGTAAAAGTCCCGTATTTCTTCTTTTTGCTGAATGTGTTGGCGCTCATTTTCATTTCTACCGCCAGCCTGCTCTGCGTTGTTCCTGCTGATCGTACAGCTCCATTAAATCGATTCTGATTTATCATATTATCCCTCCTGTTCCAATTTCGGAACAAGTATACTACTGGTATAAAATCTTTGTCAATCCATTTTTGGAACATTTGTGTATTTTTTTGTATTTCTTGTTGCAATATTGAGATTTCTTCATTATAATGCTTTCCGGGTGATGTATATGAAAACCATTCAGACGAATTTACTTTCCGCTTTTGAATCTTCCGGTTTGACCTATGATGAGCTTTCCAGGCGTACAAATCTTCCCAAATCAGCATTGTATCGTTATATCAATGGTGACACTGAAAAAATACCGATTGATCGTTTCCAGGCAATTTGTTCCGAGCTTCATGTGGATGCTGGTTCTCTTCTCGGCTGGAATGATTCAGATTCTGATACATTCCGTTCTGTAATTGTTCCTGATAATAAACTGTTTACA